ATCTCCCCTGCATAGTGGGTAGGATTGTTCACGTTGTCAGCCATATATATCTAAACTCTTCGTATGGCAAATCTATGTAAAAACTATGAGAACCCTCACAAAACACTTGAGTCATCTCGTAAAATTGTGACGCTCCTACCACTTTTGTCAAGTCCAAAATCCCCTGTTCTACAATCTCGACCTCTTGAGATTCGGTTTCTAATCCTATCTGCTCGTATATTGGGTCAATCATGTCCTCCCGAAATATGTAGTTCACCTCTATCTTCATCTTATCTTGTATGTGAAAGCGTTTACTTTAATTTCTTCTTTGCCATCTTTTACAACTCTCTGTGGGTGCATCTCTAACCACCTACCGCCTAAAGGCTTAGGACTTGCTCCACGTTCAACGTGCCAACCTCCTTTGCCTTCGTTGTATTCTTCTTTATAGGTTGCAGTACGAACCATGAGAATATCTTTAAGTCTTACCTTGTTTTTTTGTGTTAGCCTTTCCACTGTGTACGTAAGTTCATGGTCTTCGTGTACGTGACCCATCCATATCATGTCTGCACCTTCTACAAATGTCTGCATTCTATTGAACTGAATGGTTCCCTTCGTCACTGGTCCACCACCTCCAGACCCATGAAAATACTTAATGTTAAAATTAACAGTTTGTTTGCTAGCCTCACGAGCGAAGTTGTAAATAATCCAACCTCCATAACCGCCAACCTCAACATTGGTATCATTGGTGGAATTTAGCCCATATACAAAGCGTTCAATTACGTCTGTTTCTTGTCGCTTCAGAATGTTGGTTTCATGGTTGCCATAACCCACCACCTTTATAAGGTGAGCATAAGGAGAAAACCACTTGACTGCATCATTTACAACAGCATCTAAATAATTTGCCTTGTTGTGTTCTGGTCGAATGTCTGACTTGTTCTTACGAGGATCGTAAGCCCCTTGCATTAAACAGAAGGTATCACCATTAAGCAAAACGTCTGCTCCGATTTCTTTTGCTTTTTCGAGGTGATCTCTGAGTAGGTCACGGTCACACTTTGGATTGTCCCAATGTGCGTCAGAGATGAGCAATACTTTTTTAGGTGCGAATGTGTTTCGGATGATGTGTACATTTGTTTTCATAGTATTAAAGCCAACACGAGCAAAGCAAACTGAACAGCATTTATCTTTTGTAGTGTTTTGTTCTTGCTTTTTTCTTTGGCAATGGTTTGTTCTTGGTTAGTTATGATTGCAGCCTGGTTCATTATCTGAGTGCTGTCGCTTTTTGCTAACTCTTTGTAAAGCGTCAACTTCTCCTCGCACTCTATACATTTAATCAGTCGTTGATTTATTTCCTTGATCGTACTGTCTGAGAATTGACAAAAGGCTCTCTGTGGTTGTAGAGCTGCCAATGCTATCAGAGTAGATATTGCGAAGGGAATCAATCTTTTTATCAACTGCATAGATTTCACGAATGATAATGATTCTACTTGTATCACGTTGGAATGTCGCAGTAGCTTTCGAGGTAGGGCGTATTGATAACAAAATCAAGACCAAAACCAGCAACAACGTCAGTTTTGGAATCAAAGAAGGGTTCTGCTTGTCCATTTACATTTATATCAAAGTCCGATTCAGTCACATTTCTTTTTAAAAGTGTGACAATGTCTACTATTATTCCAGCGGTATCGGATAGCACCTCTATTGTGTTTGAGCTACTCTCGAACTGCCTATCCATTACGAGCATAGCAAAGTTGTAAGATACCAACCTCTGCTCGGTGTTAAACGTGAAGCCGTTTGGAACTAACCACACTAAAGGGTAGTATTTAACTTCATCAACTGCGAAGTCAAACTCAGCTCCGACTGCGAACTTGCCGACCATTTTGTGGCTTTCCGCTTGGGTTTTTATTTTGTCGATGATTTGGTTGAGCGTCATACTTTTTTAATTTGGCTTCGTTTTTCAATCGCCATTTATTTTTGGTAGTCATCTGGGAAGTCATAGTTGTAGAAGCAGTCATCATCCGTACCCGGTAGATACATTCCTCCGAAATAAGCCGTGTTCTGTGGTCTGATAACATCAAAGCCAGTACCAGGGTTAAGATACTTCGGATAGATAGTCGGGTTCTCCTTGAGGAAGTCACGCAATCGCTCCGCATAGTATTCCGCCTTATCTCTGTATCTCTGTTCTATCTGTGTTAATTCACCTGTTGTGATAGGTGTTGCGTTTTCAGAGTTACGAGATGCGACAGACTTATTCATAAACTTAAACGTCATCGGAAGCATCGACTCCGTCAGTGAGTAATATTTAAGACAAGGTGCAATGTATGAATCTAACAGAGTTGTATTGTCTGCCGTTAGTGTACCGTTATAAGCCTGATCTTGCAGCTCGTCGTATATACCCGACCCGATCACATCACGAATGTAAATCTCTTGAGCCTCCTTTATTGCCGCTTTTAAAAGCTTCGGATCAACATTCTCGTTGATGGGTGAGTTGTCCTGTAAATAGGTCGTGCTGATAAAATATACAAAGTTAGCCATTGATTCTTCTTCTTAATAGTTGTGGTTGCCAAATGTGTCTGCAATAAGGAACGTGAGTAGTTGTGCCTTTGATGGTCATCCATCCACCTCGTCTTTTCCAAGCTGAATAACCTGGGTCATTATACTCCCTTGCAAGTATCACAGATATTTGGTCGATTTCTTCCCTTGTGTAAACTCGGTTTAAACGTATCATTCTCTGACAGAAATCTCTTGATGTAGGCAACAAATCGCCTCCGCTTATACCCGGTGCTTTCTCATAGGTGTAACGAGTCACAATCTCTGTTCCGACATTTGAATTTTCAAGAGTAGTCGTTCCTTCAGTTGTTATTCTGAAACCATCGTCAACAGATTCAATTAAGCCTCTCTGTGCCATATCATCAACCTCACGCATTATCTCCTCCACAGGCTTCTGAATGTTGTTAGAGAGCGTTTCTAAGGTGATACCATCGTTAGAGTAGAGCCATTGCAAAATCATTGCTTGTAAAGCGTCTCCGAACTCCAAAGCTACAGACTCAAAATTGTCAGCATCTTCACCGAACTCGGCAAAGACTTTCAAATCTTTGTCATCATCCCATCCAAAAGGATTCTCACAACTTTCACATTTAACTTGTTCACTCATTGCTGTTGTGGCTGACATACCCAACTCGATACGAGCCTCATCTCTGTCAATGATGCCTTTCTCAAATAACTGAACGTAGTCAAGTCCAATCGGTGGCTTGTTCTTGGTTTTAAGCTTTACAGGTGTAATGTATTTGAAGATAGAACTCAAGGCTCTATCCATCTGATTCTGTCTTGGCTCAATGTAGGAAGTTTGGAACGCCTCAAACGCTTCAATCAACTCGTTACGCCCTCCAAGTTGCCCCTCGGTTTTGATACCGAAAAGCATCGGTGATGTAACTCGGTGAGCCATCAAAATCTCCTCTTGTACGGTGTTGTTCAGAATATCAAACTGTTTATCAAAGTCAGACGGTGCTAAGTTGTTAACTACTGAAGGAGTTTCATTCGGATCGTTAAACTGAATGATAATAGACCCAGCGTTATCCGTGCCGCTAAAGTTGTCTTTAAATCTTCTGATTGTCTGCCTAGCTTCTTCAGGTGACGGAATGCCTTTAAACAATTGGAGTAGGGTCTGAGCAGAGAAACCGCTCTTAATAGAGTTAAGATGGAAGTTGGCAATCTCTGTGTCTATTTCGATGTACTTAAGAGCTGATTGATACGGAGCTGTTGGATACTCGCCACATCCTGCCTTGTACATTTTAAAATAAAACACCTGCTTAGATTCTCTCGTGTTGGGATTCCAAGCGTAATAATGGTCAGGCTTTACTTTTCTATCACTCCAATCCTCAGCGTATAAATAGTGACCATCTAACGAGTGACGTACATTCTGAAACGGCAAGTGATAAATCTCTGCTATCTTGGTTTTTGCTTTGTTCCAAATGATTTCTAAAGCGAACCCATCAAACAACTCTAAATCCTGAGCTATCTTATTTTTAAGGCTGTCGAAATCCTCATAAGCGTTAATTGAATCAAGAGCATCGTTTGCCTTTGCAATGTCCTCTGTGTTATATGCAATGATTTCGGTTTTATCACCGGCTATGAAGTCAGCTTTCTGAGTAACAATAGCCCCGTGCTTTGGTGAGCTGTTAAACAAGTCAATCAACATTTGTGGGTAAGCGTTATCCTGCCCGTATGTCAAGAAGCCTTTTGCTTTGTTCTCCTTGAAAATGGGAATCTTGCTCTCCGCAAAGTTGATCCTTATGAAGTTATTTTCCATCTTTTTTGTCTTTTGCAAATATTGACCCCACACCAGCGACGATAAACGCCCCTGCTTCGGTGAGTGTTGCTTTGTTTATTCCAACTAATATCAATGACCCTGTCACGAGTAGAACGCCCAAAGCAGTGGTTTTCCAGTTCTTAAATACTCTATCTATCATTTTCCAAATCTTAACTCTAACAATGAATCGTTAATCTTCCGCATCCGCTTCAATTCCACTGTTGCACTATCGTACAACTTTTGACTCTCCTCTATCTGCTCCGCTACTTCATCCTCAATCGTTGGCTTATTAGTTGACAATGCCAAGATAATTGCTAATATTCCTATTGCTAAAAGCCCTTTCATATCTTACCGAGTGCTTTGTAGATTTTAATCTCAGTTACCAAAGCTGAACACAACGAGTCCTGAGTTTTAAGCATAGCCGACATTTTTCGCAGTTCTCTTTCACACTTTATCAATCGCTTTTCACACTGAGCCGTTGCAAGGTTGCTCTGACGTTCTGCTCGGATGTATAGGGCAGTAACCACAAAAAGCAAAAGGTAGGTAATTGCCTTCTCGCTGTTCTTGGTGAATTGCTCAAAACTTAGGGGAAATCTCATAGTTCTTCGTGTGGTGTGATTGTTATATCAGTAGGCTCACCCAATACCGCCTCTAATCCTTCAACGTGACGGATGTAATAAAAGCCGTCAGCCTCAGAATAGGAATAGTTTACCCAATAGATAGTTGTATCTCCTGGGTTAATCGGATAGCCTTTGTAGTCTGCCGCTTGTTGTCTTGCGGTGATTGCTTCTTGTTCTGTGTTAAATGTATATCCTATCATGGGTATATAGAGTAAAAGTCGTTTATGTTAGTTTCAATACCGCTGCGGTTTGAGGATTGTTCAGAAGGGTAAAAAATAATCTCTTGCATATTTCCATTAAAATTATTACTTCCACTCCTTGAGCCTATGTGTCCATTTGTAGGACTTTTAAGTGTCCCGACATCATTAGACCCTGATGCGTTCGCATCACTACTATTCAAATAGACATCTACTTGATTCCCTGAAGTCAATGAATTGTCAAAATTCACAAAAATCAAGTTTTGCTGAGCTGCGTAACTTGTAGAAGTTAAATAGTTCCCGTTTGCAGATAATCCAGACAGCGCTATAAATATCTTAGAATCATCTTGATAACGGAACAATATATTAAACACAATAAAACTATCAAAACCGCTATAAATATTAGAAAAAATGTTATTTGCAATGGGCGATGATACATTTATAATAGAGGCATTGTCCAGTCCATTCAAGAAACTTCCACTATCAAATGTGTCATCACTACCATCAAACTCAATCGCTGGTTTCCCATTCTCCAAAATAACACTTCCACTACTCACTATCTGCGGTTGAGCCGATGCCGTTGTTTGCGTTGCATCATTTCCATTACCGCTTTGGTCGTACCACTTTGTTACATAAGCATCCAATCCACCAGTACAATATCCTTCAAGAGTTGTAACGTCTAATTCCCCATCAACAAAACCTATATCATAAGTAGGTTGCCCAGTGGTGTCGATTCTTACCTCAATAGCATTTGTCGCGCCACTTTTTAATTGACGCAAGGAATAAGCCGCAGCCGCACCCGTGTATGTGTCGAGTAATAAACTACTCGCACTCCATACTTCCGTACTACCGATATATACTTTACTTACATCGGTTGAGCCAATCTTAACCGCACTTATATCGTTACTCCCTAACTTCATATAATAAAGTAAATCGTAGTCGCTGATGGTGTTAATGCATCATATTCCGCTTGTGTAACTGCTGACAATGCGTTGATGTCGTAGGTTGTGCCGTCTGACTTGGCAATCTTTGCGTCAACTTGCGTTTGTATTGCACTGGTCACCCCATCCAAATAACCTAATTCAGTAGATGTAACGTCACTTACTGCAACCTTTCCGCTACCATCAGAAATCAACGCCCTTGATACCGTTAAATCAGAACTTGTTATAGTTGTTGCCCCTCCTGTGATTGTGTCCTGTTTTGATTTTATAAGATTAGACGCTGTGATTTTATTGGTTACGTCTAACGAAACATTGACTATTGGCAAGACATCATCATCCGCTGCTGTTGTAATTTCGACTAAATCAGTTATTTTTTTAGTTGCCATATATTTTCTCGGTTATCGTGGGGTTGTAGATTTTCTTTGATACGCTGATTTGATTTACTTTGTTCTCATCTATATATCTGACAAATCTGTTTATGTTTGTTCTGACTCTATACTGCAAAACAAAAACATCATCTAAGTCATAAATACGCCCTTGCAATGTGTCACCGCTTTGAGTTAGTAAAGTATCACCGCTTTGAGTGATAAGGTCAACATTAGTAAATGAGCCTTCAGTGGTTAATAACAGACCATCCTGAGTGATTAAGTCACCGTCCTCAAATTGCGATATTTCGTAAATCTTTTCCATTAACTCGGTGTATAAAATACATCAGTAGAAGGGATGTTATTGACTTTCAAAATACCTTGCTCCACCAACTCATCAGCGTTATCAGGGTCAGTGTTAGTCGGGTCTATTTGAGCGTACACCCTATAAGAGAACTCACCTGCGTAAACTTCAAAGGTGCTTCCCTCAGTCACTTCAAACTTGTTATAACGCTCTGTGTATGCACTAACATCGGTTAAGATAAAGTTTGTTGTAGTGTTGGTCAATCGATGTGTAATGCTGAACAAATAGGTAGGGTCAGAGATGGTTGTTTTCTCTGTCAGCGTTAAGTACCAGAACTTTGTTTCTCCCTTTGTAATAGTCAGCATCTATATATAATTAAGATTTTCCGCATTTTGGCGTAAAAAAAAGAGGAGAGCCGAAGCCCTCCCCTATTAGAAACTATGAAAACAAGAAATTAGATACCTAACGATGTAGCAACAGCAGCCTGTACCAAGTATGGACTTTCTGCCTCAATCGCACTTAAAGTGAAATTATAGCCTTGTACGTCACCCATTGCAGTACCTGACTCGGAAGTCATTGCAGTGATGTCGCATCCGTACTCAGAACCAGCTAACCAGTAGTTATCATTATTGTCCTTAACTATGCAGAATACTCTGTTTTGTGCTAACAACTTCAACTCATTACGCTTAGTTGTTGACAACTTACGTAGACGAGCAACGATATCTGTTTGGTTGAATACTGTTCCGTTCTCTTGTGAAACATTTGTAGTGGTAGTCATACTACCCACGCCCTTCGGAAGCTCATATGTGTAAACATCCCCTGAAGCAACTGTTGTAGCTGTTACCTCGCCACCGCTTACGGTAAACCCGGTAGAAGCCCAGTCGATTAAATGGATGCTCTTTACGCCTCCAACTGCGTCCTTACAGTCTAAATTAAAACCCTGCGTCAGATTACAAGCCATAACTCTTTGATTATTAAAGGGTTAGACTTACGCAAGTGTGAACTGTACTAACTGATCAGGGAATGCGATTTGTACACCATACTTCATTGTAGCACGGAAACGAACCTCGTCGTTGTCCTGGCTATACCAGAAGCGATATTCTTCCTCTTCGTTTGCAAGGTCAGTACCTACAAAGAAGTTAGACAAGCGACCTGCAAACATTCTGTTTGTTCCGCTTAGTCCACCTACTCCGATCAACTTCACGTTAGTACCTGGAATCATGATTTCCATTCCTTCCATTTCTACTGCGT